AGCTTCCTGAAGAACCAGATGTACCTGAACTACCTGAATTACCCGATGAACCGCTACTTCCTGACGAACCACTCGAGCCCGATGTACCCGAAGAACCTGATGTTCCACTACTTCCACTATTACCTGAAGAACCTGAACTTCCTGACGTTCCTGAAGAACCGCTAATTCCACTACTACCACTTGAGCCCGAGCTTCCTGAAGAACCTGATGTTCCAGAAGTTCCGCTAGTTCCTCTCGAACCTGTACTACCACTTGAACCTGAACTTCCGCTTGACCCCGAACTACCTGAAGAGCCTGATGTACCACTTGAACCAGAAGTTCCTGATGAACCACTATTACCCGAAGAACCTGAGCTTCCACTTGAGCCAGAAGACCCTGATGTTCCTGATGAACCGCTAGTACCAGATGAACCTGTGTTTCCACTTGACCCTGAACTACCAGCACTTCCTGAAGAACCACTTGTCCCTACTGAACCTGAAGTACCAGCACTACCGCTAGAACCAGAACTACCTGTACTACCACTTGAGCCTGATGTTCCAGAACTACCACTTGTTCCTGTACTACCCGATGAACCGCTAGTTCCTGAAGTACCACTTGTTCCTCTTGAACCTGTACTTCCGCTAGACCCCGAAGACCCGCTTGACCCTGTACTTCCTGAAGAACCACTTGTACCTACCGAACCTGAAGTACCAGCACTACCGCTAGAACCACTACTTCCACTTGAACCAGATGAACCTGACGTTCCACTACTACCAGATGTCCCTGAACTTCCACTAGACCCTGACGAGCCACTTGAACCTGATATTCCTGAACTTCCACTTGAACCAGAAGAACCGCTAGAACCTGAAGTCCCTGATGAACCAGAGCTACCTGATGTTCCGCTACTTCCATTAGCACCTGATGTACCAGCAGAGCCAGAACTACCACTACTTCCCGAAGAACCTGAACTTCCACTTGTACCAGATGTTCCCGAACTTCCGTTAACTCCTGATGTTCCTGAACTACCACTTGAACCTGATGAACCAGCACTTCCTGATGAACCACTTGACCCAGATGTTCCACTGCTTCCATTAGCACCTGATGTACCAGCACTTCCTGAAGAACCAGTTGAACCTGAACTTCCACTAGAACCACTACTACCTGATGTTCCACTACTTCCATTGGCTCCAGATGTTCCTGATGAACCTGAACTACCACTTGAACCCGAACTACCACTTGAGCCAGAAGAACCTGATGTACCAGAGCTACCATTAGAACCAGAAGTTCCTGAAGACCCACTTGAACCTGAGCTACCTGATGTTCCCGATGTTCCTGAGGTTCCTGAAGAACCACTAGTACCTCTTGAACCCGTACTACCCGATGACCCTGAACTACCACTACTTCCACTAGAACCTGATGTTCCAACAGAACCAGAACTACCGCTACTTCCACTTGAACCAGATGAACCACTTGAGCCAGATGTTCCTGAACTACCATTAGCACCTGATGTACCAGAACTTCCAGCACTACCACTAGAACCTGAAGAACCACTAGACCCTGAACTTCCTGATGTTCCACTTGAACCAGAAGAACCTGTACTTCCTGAACTACCACTTGAACCAGATGTCCCAGTTGAACCTGAACTTCCTGATGAACCAGCACTTCCGCTAGACCCCGAACTACCTGATGTTCCACTGCTTCCATTGGCCCCCGATGTACCACTACTTCCTGAGCTTCCAGCACTACCGCTAGAACCTGACGTTCCTGAGCTTCCAGCGCTACCGCTAGAACCTGATGAACCACTTGTTCCAGATGTTCCGCTAGTTCCTACTGAACCAGACGTTCCACTAGTTCCAACAGAACCAGAACTTCCTGATGTTCCGCTAGTTCCTCTTGAACCCGTACTACCTGAAGAACCAGAACTTCCACTTGTACCTGCAGAACCAGAACTTCCAGATGAACCGCTAGTACCTGAACTACCTGTTGAACCTGAACTTCCACTTGAGCCAGATGAACCTGAAGTACCACTTGTTCCTACACTTCCACTTGTACCGGCAGAACCAGAACTTCCCGATGAACCACTTGTTCCTGATGTACCAGAAGTTCCAACACTTCCACTAGAACCAGATGTTCCGCTACTTCCTGAACTACCTGAAGACCCACTTGAACCTGAAGTTCCTGTTGACCCTGAACTTCCCGATGAACCACTTGTTCCTACTGAACCTGATGTTCCGCTTGTACCTGAACTTCCTGATGAACCCGAACTACCTGAAGACCCACTTGAACCTGATGTTCCTGAAGTACCTGTTGAGCCAGATGTCCCTGAAGAACCACTTGTTCCTACACTACCACTACTTCCTGAACTTCCACTTGAACCAGTACTACCTGATGAACCCGATGTTCCTGAAGTACCAACAGAACCTGATGAACCAGATGTTCCAACACTACCTGATGAACCGCTTGTACCAACTGAACCAGATGACCCAGAACTACCGCTTGTACCAGATGTTCCTGAGCTCCCACTTGTACCAGAAGACCCTGTACTTCCGCTACTACCACTTGAACCAGAACTACCTGATGAACCACTAGTACCTACACTACCTGATGAACCACTAGTACCAGAACTTCCCGAAGAACCTGAAGTACCACTTGAGCCAGTACTACCTGAAGAACCAGATGAACCAGAACTACCGCTAGTTCCTACACTACCCGATGTACCTGCACTTCCTGAAGAACCAGTACTTCCACTTGAACCAGAAGACCCGCTTGAGCCAGATGTTCCTGAACTACCACTAGAACCTGATGAACCCGAACTTCCTGAAGAACCAGATGTTCCCGAACTACCACTAGTCCCTGAAGAACCATTAACACCTGAACTACCTGAAGAACCTGAACTACCACTTGTACCTGATGTTCCTACACTTCCAGATGAACCTGAACTTCCACTTGAACCACTTGAGCCAGACGAACCTGAACTACCACTTGAGCCAGATGTACCTGATGAACCACTCGTTCCACTTGAACCTGTATTTCCACTTGAGCCAGACGAACCTGAACTTCCACTTGTACCTGATGTTCCTACACTTCCTGAAGAACCTGAACTTCCACTTGAACCACTTGTTCCCGAAGTTCCAACACTACCGCTAGAACCTGATGAACCTGAACTTCCTGATGAACCTGATGTACCAGAACTACCACTTGTGCCCGAAGACCCTGTACTTCCGCTACTACCACTTGAACCAGAACTACCTGATGAACCCGATGTCCCTGATGAACCCGATGTTCCTGATGAACCTGTCAATCCTGAACTTCCACTTGAGCCACTACTACCTGATGAACCCGATGTTCCTGTAGAACCCGATGTTCCTGTAGAACCTGAACTACCACTTGTACCTGATGTTCCTGATGTTCCGCTAGTTCCTGATGAACCAGTACTACCTGAAGAACCTGAACTACCAGATGAACCTGAAGAACCTGAACTACCAGATGAACCTGATGTGCCAGAACTACCACTCGTACCTGAAGACCCAGTTATACCACTACTACCTGACGAACCTGTTGAACCAGAGCTACCACTTGAGCCAGATGTACCTGATGAACCAGAACTACCTGAACTACCACTTGAGCCAGATGTTCCAACACTACCTGATAAACCACTACTTCCCGCAGAACCTGATGAACCCGACGTTCCGCTTGTTCCACTACTACCACTAGTACCAGTACTACCTGATGTACCCGATGAACCACTTGAACCTGAACTTCCCGATGAACCACTTGAACCTGAAGTTCCTGAAGTTCCGCTTGTACCAGAACTTCCCGAAGAACCTGACGTTCCACTTGTTCCCACACTTCCTGAAGAACCTGATGAACCTGAGGAGCCAGATGTTCCTGATGTACCCGAAGAACCTCCAGTACCTGATAGTCCTGATGAACCACTTGTACCTGATGTTCCACTTGCACCATCAACACCATTAATACCTGATGTTCCAGCACTACCTGAACTACCGCTAGTTCCAGCACTTCCCGAAGAACCGCTATCCCCTGATGAACCAGACGTTCCACTTGTTCCTGATGTACCCGCAGAACCAGAACTACCTGATGAACCAGAACTACCTGAAGTTCCACTTGTACCTGCTGAACCTGAAGAACCAGAGTTACCTGAAGAACCAGCACTTCCTGAAGAACCACTTGTACCCGCAGAACCTGATGTTCCAGAACTACCATTAGAACCAGATGCCGTAATACCTGTTACAGAAATAATAGTTCCATCACTATTATATAATTCTAATGTACTTGTACCTGAAAAATAAGTACCACCCGTTAATTCAGTACCTTGAGCAAAAACTCTCCATCTCGCATTTTCTCTTGTAACACCACTAACACCTTCAATAGTTGAGCCTGTCCAAGCATTAATAAATGCCTGACCTTCAGGTGTATTATTCTTTATAATAGTTTCGTAAGATAATTGAGTTACAGAATTAGCACTTACTGCAGCATCCCATAAATCATTGTAATTGTCTATTTGATATTGATATGCCGTTTCAGTTTCATTAACCCAAACAATCATACCCAATCTTCTTCTACCCGAAGAGAAATTGTCAGAATTTAAAGTTAAATATGTTGGAGAAAATGTACCGTTACCAATGTTAATATTAATAGGTATATTATTAACACTTAATTGTTGTTGTCCTTGCCCACTAAATGTTAAACCTAAATTAGTAAGGTATGCCGCCTCTTGCCATCCACCAACATTTAAAACATTAAAATTGGTTCCGTATGGACTTGTTCTCGCTACACTGAAAGGTCCTGTAATTTGGGACGCACTTATTGGATTTTGATACGGTATTGCCATTTTTTTTACTTACTAATAATTATCTTTTTTTTAGGTTTTATACACCCCTTTGAAATAATAATTGTTATTATCAGGAAGTTTTGGAGGTAACAATCCATCGTTTGATAAGTATAATACTCTATAAGTTCCCGCAGGTATCGCTCCACCTGGAGTTATTGTAATATCCCCAACCGAAATTTTAGGGTCAGGAGTTGCTAAAATATCAAAGTCACAAGGTTGTGATTGATAACCAACATTTACACTCATATTATTTAAAGTTCCTCCGACACCATCAAGTGGTATCCAAATCGTATACATGTACTGTAAACTAGTGTTAATATCACTATTATTAACTTCTATTGTTTCAAAAGTGTATTGGTTAATTAAACATCCAAAACTATCATTGATAGTATTTGGGAATTGATTTAACGCACCTTTTAAGTCTGTAGGTTTAACAAAGTTTCCTGTTCCACCTGTAAATCCTGAGTATGATGAGTATTTGTTCATCATATAACTGTAGTTTGGATTTGTTGGTAATGGAAGAGCTCCCGAGTTACCCCATCCGTACCAATTAACATTAGTATCAGGTGTTATACCATCCGATAAGTAATACATATAACTTCCTAATCCATACAACGAACCACTTGCCGAAGAATCTTGTGGTTCTGCGAATACATAAGCATAATATTGTGGTGTTGTAATAGATGGTGTAGGAGTAAATGTAGGTGTTGTAGTTGTTGTAGGTGTGAGAGTTGGAGTTAGTGATGGTGTTAAAGACATTGTTGGAGTAACACTTGGAGTAATAGATGGTGTTGGTGTAGGTGTTGCAGGTAGAGCTGGTGCGTTACAACATGGTCTATCAATAATGTAAGGATTATTAGTCGGATAAGAGTAAGAGTTTAAACTAAAACTACTAAGAACACTTACATAAATTTTTTGAGGTAATGGTATAATAACAATACCCTGAGATGATTGTTTTAAAAACTGAACTAAAAACTTACCCTCATTTTTAGTTTCTCTACTTGTAAATTGATAGTTTACATAATAAGTAATATCTAAAGGATTAACAGTAGACGCACTTGTTGTAATATAACATTCTTTAGACGCTACAATATATTTCTTATTAACTTCATCATATACCGAAATTAAAATTGTATTACCCGAAATATTTTCATCTAAACCAAAATCACTTCTTCCGTCTTTTGATATCTCAACTTGGAAAACTGGTAACGTTGAATTTTTCTTAATAAACCATTCCATATTAAATAGATACGTAACTATTACCAATTTTTATCGTAAGTTTTTCTCTGATTGGTAAAATATAAGTTCCTGTATCAGTGATAAAAACAAACTCTCCTTCATAAAGTCCCTCTCTACTTGTATCGCTTGAAGTGAATTTATAATAAACATAGTACTCTGTCTCAGCGTTTGGGTCAATAAATGTCTTTTCAACAAACCCTCCTTTCTTATTCAGAATCTTGTAACCTCCCGTTTTAACATCTATCATGGAAAAATAAATCAACGAGTTTTCTATTAATGACATAAACTCTGTTATGTCAGCAATACCATCTTTAACCACTTGCATTTTAAGAACAGGCAGTGTTGCACCTTTGTTAATAAAAAATTCCATTAATAGTTTTTTAAATAAATATCAAAAAATCAACATTCTTTTCTTAAATTACTATCATAATGTTCAAATCTATCATGTTCGGTAGGAGTGAGTAATAAAATACCTGGTTTTAATTTACCTTTAATTGTGTTTTGGAAGTTATGAGACATTAAAGTTTGTTCATATGGGTGTTGATATTTTGTTTCCAAATAACATTTATAACTCCCACTTTTTGAAAGGATTATTGGCCAGTTACACAAATAAATTTCACCTGAAGCGTATGGTAAACCTTTATGTGTTTTAATCTCGTTGAATTTTGTTTTTGGAGCATTTGGGTCTAAACCCTGTTGAGGTAATCTTGGATTTTTTGGCCAATGTTGTTCTCTGAAATTTTGTGGAACATTATACCAACTCCACTGAGTACTATTATCACCATAAAACTCTGAAAAATTTAATTTTAAAAAATCAAAGTTTTCTTTGTTAACTATCTCTAAACTTTTTTGATATAGATTACTTACATATCTGTTAAACCCATTTCTACACACTTCATTTTTTTGTGAGTAAAAAAACATATCATCCTCAAAGAATAACATATAGTCCAACCCCGTTTCATCAAAGTGTTCCGCAGTCCATTGTCTTCCACCTGTAATACCTATGTTATCTTTTTTAATATGTTCAAAGTCATATTCTTTACAAAGTTTTAAGTATTCTTCAGTTGTTGATAAATCTGTAGAGTTATCCAATAAAAATTTCTTTGGTTTTTCCAAGAAATCCCTATCATATTCAATCATAGATTTAATTAATGTTTCAAATTGTTTTGGTGAATTGAATGTTATTACATACAACGCAACTTTATCTATATCTAAATCATTTTGAATTTTAACAAACTCTGTCTTTTTAACTAAAACATCATCTTTTAAATCCTCAAAGAATTTCCCAAATAAACCATTATATTCAATTTCAAAATAATTTATGTATTCACTTAACTTATAAACCATTATTGAAAATATTGACTCTTCCGTTCCCATGTACCCACTTGATAGTGTATCATTCAATAGGTTATAGTATTCACCATTCATCTGTGATATGGTTTCTTTAGGACCTCCAAAAAATCCACCACGAGCAACTTTTTTTACATCATCTTCAGCCCACTGATTAATCTTTGGATATGAAAATCCGTGTATCTCATTACTTGCATCGTATGGAAAACAAACAAATGTAAACTTATCTATATACTTACTTAAATTATCTAACACCTTATCATGTGTGAAATATCCGGGGTGAACAGTATTTGTAAGTCCAGCGTCAATCCAAAATAAAAACTCTGAATTAAACTTATCAAAAATCCTTGCATCATTTAATATAAACATTTTTGACATAACAAGTGGATTGTATATTTCCAATCTACCTTGTGTTGATTCTTTTAACCACCCTGATTGATTATACCATTCAGGATTATTTCTAATTTCTTGTATTTTATTGTAAAAGTCATTTTCAACAAACCAACTCTTATCTCTTAAAATAAATTGGGTATTACTTTGGTCTCTTCTTTCCCAAACAAATTCCTCCAATTCCTTTTCACCAAAAATTATTAAGTTTTCTTCAACTTTTAATAGTTGTTCAAATTTTTCTAAATAATGTGAAAAAGAACGAGACCAACCTTCTTCAAGATTTTCTCTTCCAATATTCCACAATCCTGTAACTAATGTAATATTACTCATTCCGTATGTCTAACTTTATAGATTATGTAATCAACAAATTCACTTTCAAACATTTGACCTATCTCTTCATAAAAAATAACATCCCCAAAAACATCTTCTTGGAACATCGGTAAATTATGTGTGTTTGGAATCACTCCCATACATTTCCCTACATTACCTCTTGTGAAATCTTTTAATCTCCAATTAATATCACCTAACCAATTGTGTTTGAATATGTATAATTTGTTTTTATCTTTAATAGTTTCTTTGATTACTTTAAATGCGTCTTCAGTGTATCTATCATCATCATCGGCAAACATTATAAAATCACCTTCTAATGAATTAATGTTTTCATTAATTAACGGATGTCCGTATTTCCATTTTTGTTCCCCTTGATTTAATATGTGATTAACTTTGAATTTAAACTCATATCTTGATAATACTTCTGAAACAAAGTCGTGATTAATATCTGAGATTATTGTAAAAATATCTGTTGGGTCTAATTGGTCTTTGAATGACTCAATTAATCTTGGTAGAGTTTCTCTCCCAATTGAAGTACAAACAATGTTAAGACTAAACATAACACTTCTCCCTTACATATTTTGTCTCATCATAAATGTCTAAAATGTCTAAAAACGCTTTTTGTAAGTCTAACCAATCACCAAATTCAAAAGCGTGACATTCATCCGAATGTTTACCTGTAATAGCCGTAAGAACCTCTTGTTCACTAATAAGTTGGTTATGTGTGGTTAAGTATTGATTAAAAATGTCTAAATATCCGTCTAAAATATGTCTAACTTTTTCTGATGTTCCACCAAATAGACATCCAGGAACAACCTTTAATTCAACACCAAATAGGTCGTTAAACTTAGCAACCGTTTCATAATTCATGACAATTGAATTACCTTTTAAATGGATAAATCCATGTTGATTTATCTTATCAACCACCTTATCCAAAAAGTTTTTTGAGTTAATTAACGGAGCCATATAATCTCTCCACCCGTCATGACAAGATGTTCCAATCAAACCAGCATCAATCCAAAAGATATTATCACAATCATGTGACTCATCAATTAAGAATTGAAGTTTATTTAAAACAACTTCCAAATAATTGTTTACACAATAAATTCTATCATAGTTAATTCCACCTGATAATTCTTGAGTTCTAATTCTGTCAATTAATTCACAAGTTTCAGATGTATTTAATTCTTTAAATTTAAATTCAACATTTGGGAAATTAAATTCATACTTTAAATTAAACTTATCATATGAATTTTGGTCAGTATAAATTACGTAACGATATTCAGGATAAATTATGTTTTTAATCGTTGCAACCAATAATGGAAAATTTTTATATCTTTCACTATTAATCCCTTCAACATATTTTAATTCATAAATTGCTGAAATTATTTTAGTACCATTTGTCATGTTCTGCGTATATTATATTTGATGCTTTATAAGCGTTATTTTTTATTTCAATTCCATTAGATAACGCCGAGAAACACATCTCGTCTATGTTACCTGCGGGTATGTTTCTCAAACCTTTTTCTTTTTTATATTCGATACACTTGTCCCAAGTATCTAAAAAACTATTAAACTTATCTTCATCAATACTCAAGTATTGGATACAATCTTCAGGCATAACCTCCAACTTATCTTTATTAACCTCATGATTGAAATACTTTTCATACTCAAGTAATCGTCTACCTAATTCACTATTGGTATGAACTTGTTCGTTAAAATTATATGTTACTGGCCCTGATAAACAATTCTCATCAAACGCTCCTAAAATCTTTTCTTCATTAAAGAAAGATGGGTTAACTCTCATATCACAATCAACTAAAATCATTTTAGTAAAACCAATACTTAAAGCAGCTCTTAACGAATATCTCTTAACTGAAAAATCAAAATCATAGTAGTTTTTAGCATACTCCAAATAATTTGGATTAAAATCATTAATGTTGAAAGTGTGAACAAATTCTTGATTATTAATCTTACTTGGGTCATCGGTAATAACAACCAAATTTGTTTTATAATCCGATTCTACGATATCACCAATAAATCTATTAACTTGGTTATAATATCTTTCACCAAAACAAAAAGTAGCAAATGTAAATTTCATATCTTATAAATTTCCTGTTATTCTATCACACCATCCTTTAGATTCCGAGTGAGGCCAAACAACCCAATATTTAGGTTTTGAATCAGTTAAGAACTCTCTCCAAACTTTACAATAACCATCAGGGTCTCTTAACATTCTATCAACCTCACCTTTATCAGCATCTTGTCTGTAAATGGTTTCATCTAATTCATTATGGAACGCAACAACCCAAAAGTCATAATCCTTTTCAGGTACTTGAGTAAACCCAATATCAATACAATGTTTGAATACCGATGTAAATGACTTTAACCATTCTTCTTCTGAATTGAAGTTATTTGGATTTGGTGGATAACCTTTATCTAACGTATATTGTTGAACGGCTCTCTTTGAAAATAAAAGACCTGAATATTTTTCATAATCTCTTAAAGTTCTAACTTTACCAAACCCATACTTCCCGTGATTCATATCTTCCTCACCATCCATACCGAATAGAGAACGATTTTTCTTATGAGCAAAATTATTCTTATCAACCCATTGTTTATCGTCATCCCATTGTTTAGTTCTACCCTTACGAGTATATTCATGCCAAATTAAAACTTTATGTGGGTGGAATAAATCATATCCATGAGTGTATGCTCTTGCAGCGATTGAAATCTCTTCACCATGAAAATAAAACTCAGGGTCGTGTTGAACTTCTTTAGCAAATTTTCCAAGAGTAAAACAGAAGTGAGCCGAGTAAAATCTTGCGGTAACAGGTTCAGTTAAATTTTGCCAACCAGGAATTGTTTCAGGTAAAAAGAAAACCGCACCTTCAGGAATAAATCTATCAAACGCCATTCTCCATGGTTCGTTAACACGTAGGTTGGGGTCATTGTCAGGGTCAAAGGATGAAACATAACCTGTTAATAAAGGTTTCTTATATCCTTTCTTTTGAAGTTGTTTAACCATCTTAATCATCTCATCATCCCAATTTTGAGCAAACCTCATGTGTGAGTCAATTTGAAGAGTGTAAGTTTCCTTACCATATACTTGTTGTATTTGATTTCTTGCCCAACAAGCTCCTTTGGATTCGGTGTATGGAATATCGATTATTCTAAATCTTTCATCATTCCTATATTCATCTAAATTATCAAAATTATCATCAGGATGAAACTGACGAGCAATACCAAAAACTAAGTTTTCAGGTCGTTTAGCATTTTCCAATGCTGACTGTATAGTTGGGATTAGTTGGGGGTCTCTGTAAGAGGCAACTTGTATAAAAATTTTCATGTAAATGTTTTACACAAAAAGTATTAATTTTAAATAAAAATTAAAGAAATAAATTAATAAGTTTTAGTTTTTAAAATCCGCTTGTTACCAAATTATAAAAAATTAAACCTGTTACGTTGGTTGTTTTTGTTATAGTCGGAGTTGAATAACTAAAAGTCATCACGTCACCACCACTTAGTTCTCCAAATTGTACTCGTAACGGATAATATGTACCAGCAGTTAAGGCAATTGTACCTGAACGTTCTTGTGTCCCATGTAATCCACCGTTATTAACTGTTGAGTTTGTTGTTGTAAATCCTGAAATACTATTACTACCAACCCAAACATAGGAAGCATCATCAGATGAAGTAAAGAATGTGTAAGTTTCTGTAGTAGTTGGTTTGAAATAACCTAACCATTGACAACTGAAATTCTCACCGTCACTGGTTGGGGGTTCTGTTATCTCGGTGGTTTGTACTGAAGTCGCAGGATTTCCACCTACTGATGCGGGAGTTGCGGTTGCAAAGAAATTAACATTATCATTAAAGTACCCACTATAAGTTGTTTTAAATACTCCTGCAGTATAACTTAAATCCCAAGATGTCCAATATCCCGCCGAGTTTAACCATGTCTTAGCCGCTGAAGCACTTGCAAATGTTTGTGGTGTTCCGGTAAAACTTGATACATACTGAGATAAACTAATAAAGTTATTATCTGTCTTACTTGGTGTTCTCCAAAAACCGATATAAGCAGGAACTCCAACAGGATTTGGTTGTGTTCCTGACGGTACGGTGTGAGCAATAACATATCCCAAATCTTCATCAGGCCCATTCCACCATCTTAAACCTGTGGATGTAAAACCACTTGTTGGGTATCCAATAGCAATACTTCCAACTTGTTCTGTCCCTGAAATTGTTGAGCCTGTATTATATGCAAAAGGTCGTGATGTTGCCATTTTATTTATAATCCATATTTTGATTTAGTATTATTATAGTTTGTTGTTACATCACTGGCGGTTAATCCTGTGGTATAAAAATAACAGGCACCTATTTTACCATTTAAATAAAGTGATGATATACCAGTACCAATGTAACCCAAATAAAGAGGGTTAGTTTCACTATATGTATCAGTACCATGAGCGGTTGTTATATATTCGGTATTATTAATATACACTTTGGTGGTATTAGCAGTTGAGGTAATTCGTGAAACAAATGTAAATAAATACCAAGTATTAATTGAAACGGTTAACGTAGAGTCGGATATTTTTTGAACCCCCGTTCCATTTGTAACTACCCTCACAACGCCAGCATTCGAGAATAACCCACCCCAATACCCATCAAATCCAAATGAACTGGATAGTTTTCCAAAGACCGGAACTTGTTGACCTGAACTAGGTAAAACGTCAAATTTAACCCAAACTTGTATTGTTCTTTGGGTTGTAGTATTTAAACTAAGATTAGCAGTATGAGGTATACTTATTGTATTACTAGTCCCATTTAAATCAAAAATACCTCCGTCAGTAGACAACCAAGTGGCACCATTAATAGTTGCATTATTTCCATTTCCCGTTTCATCAGTCCAAGTACCACTAACATAATTAGTAGCATCTAACTTCATAAATAAATTACCACTAATTACCCCACCCACACTTGTTGGTGTTGGAGTAATCGTATTTGTCGGTGTCTGTGTTTGGGTAGGTGTTACAGTTCTAGTCGGAGTTATGGAAGGTGTTGGAGTAATTGTATTTGTCGGTGTTTGAGTATTTGTTGGAGTTATCGTCGGGGTAACTGTCATTGTAGGTGTAGGGGTTATTGTTGTTGTCGGAGTAGGTGATGGTGAAATAAATCTTGACGAAAATGAATTGTAATTTTTTAATACTTCAGTAGAACTTAATACTCTATTGTAAGTCATAGCAACTGAAACCCTACCATTTAATAGATTACCTCCATCACCAAACGCTCCTATCCTTGTTGAACCATTACCCCCTATAGGTGTCTTTTGAGTGGTGTATGTACTATCCTGAACACCATTAACATACAATACAAATCCATTTATGGTATCAAAAGTTACACACGCATTATACCACACCCCATTACTAAAGTTAGTGACCGATGGGAAAACCGTATAATTACCCCAATCAGAATGTCCACAATATAATTTATTTGAACCTGCAAAGAACATAAAGTGTCCACCAGTATCACTACTTAATAAATTATTATCAGCCGTTGAGTTTAGATAAAACCAAATGTTTTTGGTATATGCCGTTATTCCAACAGGAGTACCTGCAACATTAACATATTGATTACTTCCGTTAAATGTGAGGTATCCGTTGTTACTTGAATTGAATGTTGGAGTATTAATTAGTGTTCCGTTGTTACCACTAAAACTTAAATCATCCCATCGTGAACCACTTCTTGGGTATGATGAAACATAACCAGCATCAAGTAATAATGTTAATCCGTCAGTTATAATATCAGGGTAATCAAGGTTAACACAAATAAGACCTGTTTGTCCTGTGTACCATCCTAACGCTTCGTTAGCAGTATTAAATGTTTGTCCCGCAAATCCTTGTGTAAAACCAATAAGTTCTGAGTCGTTTTGAGCAACCACTATGGATGGTCCAGCAACTGCCTTGTTTCCATACATGGTATAACCACCTGATGGTGGTATAATAGAATTCCAAAATCCTGTAACACTTGTTGGCCCGTATTCCGCACCTTCATTAATACCCAAAACCCAATCCTTAACTTTAATCGTATTAGGATGAAAGGACGTTGAGTATTTTATTTTATTCGGTGGGATTGGCATTATCTTGCAACTTCTGTTATTCTTAACCACATTGAAGTAGATGAATTTACTATTGTGATATTATCATCCGCAAAACTTCTACGACATGCAACTACTATCGATTTTGCGGTAGTATTAGAGTTAGTGTATCTACCCGTTAATGGAAATAAAACACCTGTACGAAATCCATTAACCGTGCTTTGTACTGAATAGGTTATTTCACCACCATCAACCTTTATTCTAGATATGTATGAATCATTACCTGTACCAGAAGTAAAATCAAAAGATGCTAAATGATAATGTATTACTAAATAACTTGTAGAACTTAATGGTGTATAACTATAAGTAACAAAATCAGTATCCGAATTACTGGTAGCTATAGTTGTAGTACTAACAGTTACCTCAGTATTACTCAAAATAATATCGTTAATTACCTGACCGGCTCTCCACGCATTAGCCTTTATAAATCCTGTAAATACCACATTACCTGTGGTATCTATAGCCATTTTTACCGCACCTCCTGCTTCATTTAAATTATTTGTGATACGAACTAACTGTCCACTTAGAACATCAAATGACCCATTAAAACTATCAATACCAAAGTTTGAATTATTAGCATAATAAAACAAAACACCCGGAGTATCTGTACTATTATTATCAAGAAGAACATCACCAGTAGCTGACCCCGCCTTTGTAAATGTTCCGTTACCAAAAGATGTTACACCTGTAGTACTTATATTACCATTAACACTTGTATTACCTGTAACTGATAATGTAGTACCATCAAAAGTCATTCTAGCCTGAGCAACCGCAGCATTAGATGTCCCATCAGATGTTAATACTCTATTACTACCCGGACTTGTGATTGTGGTAAATCCTGTACCTGATGTTCCGGCAGAACCGGAACTACCCGATGAACCTGATGTACCAGAACTACCTGAAGTTCCTGAAGAACCACTTAAACCTGATGTTCCGCTAGTTCCTGAAGAGCCAGTACTTCCACTTGACCCTGAAGAACCTGACGTTCCACTTATCCCATCTAAACCACTTGTTCCCGATGACCCACCATTACCTGAGGTACCACTACTTCCTGATGTTCCTAAAGAACCACTACTACCACTTGAACCAGATGTACCAGAACTACCTGAAGTTCCACTACTACCACTTGTTCCTGACGAACCTGTAGAACCCGAACTCCCCGATGTTCCTGCAGAACCTGAACTACCACTAGTACCTGAAGAACCACTAATCCCGCTAGAACCTGAACTACCATTAGTTCCCGATGTTCCTGAACTACCACTACTACCTGACGAACCACTTCCTCCACCACCTCCGCTAGTACTTGCCGATAATACAATCGTATTGTTTCCAACTGATGATATATCAACATTAACACCACTAAAATTAATATAACTATATGGTGATGACGTAAATTGACTAACATTATTTATTCTAACTGACGTAAATCCTGAACCTCCTCCAGTTCCTGTCGAAAACTTTCTCCATGCCGCAGTACTATATGTTGCACCACTAACATCTTCAATAGTGTTAGCAGTCCAAGAATTAATAAACGACTGACCCGCAGCAGTTTTATTATTTATCGTTGTTCCAAAATCAGATACTTGAGCGCATCCCGTACTAGCAGTCGCAGCATTAAATAACGTCTCGTAATCATTAATATGATATTGGTAAACTTGGTCAACCTCATAAACATAAGCCAACATACCAAGTCGTCTTCTACCTGATGAAATATTATCTGAAGCCAAAGTAATTACATCAGGTGACCAAGCTGTTCCCGTTCCTTTTGTAAACTCAATAGGAATAGTATTACCCGAATATTCAATACTTCCCGTTGTTCCCGATGGTATTGTATAATAAAGGTCAGATAAACTGAAAACCTCCATATAACCACCCGTATTATTAACACTGAAAGTAGTACCATACGTATTGTTTCTTGGTACACTTTGTGTTCCATTTAGTTGGATAGACGATATTGGATTTTTATATGGGAAACTCATTTACTATAATTATATATCAACCTTACTTCCTCTAAAATAAAGGTCATAAGTATTATCCAATTCAAATGTATTTGATGGGTATGTTGTGTAAACCCTGTATGTTGTATTTGCAATAGTACTACCTGTATAAGTAAATGTATTAGCGTAAATTGTCGGTTCCGTCTTTACACTTGTAAAGACATTTGGATTAACTATTCCCAAATCAATCTCAACTTGGTATTGATTATTGGTTCTGCTAATTGGTATTATCCAAGTGTACCAAGCTTTACATCCAACCGTATTTTCAGGTACTTTTGTTGTTGGGAAATTATATTTAAGATATGGGTTACCGTATGAATCAAGTCCACTACTTGCCGATGGTACTAATTGTTTTATAATATTTGGAAATAATCCTGTTGTCCATCCTGAGAAGTTAACATATTTGTTCATGTCTAAATCAAATGTACTAGCCGAACTACTTGGTTTAGTAGTATTTGTAAATCCATAAAAATTAGAACCAAGTGAATTCATGTAAGAACCAACACTAGCAGAACCTGAGTATGGTTCAATGAACAAATAAGCATAAATAGGAGTGTCAGGTGTAACTGTAGGTGTTGGAGTTCTTGTAACTGTTGGAGTAATTGTTTGTGTTGGGGTATGTGATGGTGTAACTGTTTGTGTAGGTGTAATACTTGGTGTGATACTCGGTGTAGGTGTAAATGATGGTGTAATACTTGGTGTTGGAGTATTTGAAGGAGTTAAAGAAATTGTCGGGGTGACACTTGGAGTAATACTTGGGGTTGGAGTAGGTGTTACACACATATATTCTTGTGTGAAAATACATCCTGTAGAATCGACTATTTTAATTAAAACTTTTGGAGCCGATGAATATGGACTCGGAATATTAAAACTAACAGATGGTGGAATATAATCATATATTGTTGTCACAGTTTGACAAGAGTATTGAAATATGTCACAAACTGAAATAACATAAGGAGGTATTCCTCCCAAACTATTTATTGTTACTAAACTCATTTAATGATAAATAGTTTTTCAACTATTTTAAGTGCGACAAGATATACTATAATCCATTCTTACCGATATAGTTAATACATCATCTTTATAAACTTCAACACCACCAACAACATCTGATTCAATACTGATGGTATTTGTCAATAAATTAACCTCATAAGATTTAATATCAGGTATAGTATTGATTAATGCATCAATAACTGTCTTAAATGCGTTTACTGTCGGTGAATTAGATAAAGATGTTGTTGTAAAGAAAGTACCTGAATAAACCGTTCCGTCAAGTTCTATATCACAATTAAATTTAGCATATTTAAGTTTACAATCCTCATGTCCTGTTGTTAATGAAGAATATCCCTCATTTAACATTTTTGTAAAATTAAATATTGATGAAGGTAGATATGTTTTATTACCAATCGTATACTTGTAAGTTGAGCTAGCAGTTCTTAATGGGTTACAACTAATATCAATTGATTTAGTTGTTTCACAATTACTTGTACCGCTAACAGTTAATACATAAGTACCAGCAGTTAAACCTGTAATATATGTACCAATTTGACCATTAACATTATCACTCCAAATAAAGTTAAAAGGCCCAGTACTTTCATTTAATAAAACACTTATCGTACCACCACTACCATTTATACAATCAGTACCATATAACGCAAATTGATAAGGTGCCAAATAATCAATTGTAGTTGATGTAGTTTGAGTACATCCTGAAAGATTTTCAATAGTTACATCGTAATTACCTGCAGGTAAACTAGTAAAGGTATATGTCGTTGAAGTTGTCGGGTATGAGCTAGCCCCGTTTGATAGTGAATACGTATAAAATGTTGAAGATGTATAACTTGGAGTTACAGATATATTGATAGAACCATCATTAAGACCACAATAAGTACTATTTCCTGTAATAGAAAAATTAAATGATGTATCATTTAATACTGTAATATTATTAGTATAAGTACAAGCACTACTACTATCATTAATTGTTAAAGTATATGTACCCGACTCTAAACTGTTAAATGTATTGGTTTGAAGTGTTGACGTATTAGTTGTTGTCACACCACTATTATTACTTAATGAATATATAAATGGAGGTGTCCCACCTAATAATGTAACAGTTATTGACCCACTATTATACGAACATTGTGAGTTTGAAACTGTTTCAGATACCAATGAAAAACTTCTTGGAACTAAGAAATCAACTGATGTTGAGAGACTACATAACGAAACATCCGTAACTGTTAAAGTATAACTTCCTGACCCAATATTATTAAATGTTACAGATGTACCATATGTTGTAACTGAATCACCATTACTTAATAAATAAAAATACGGAGCCGTTCCACCTGTAATATTAAACGTTATACTCCCATCAGCATTAAAACAAGTTGGTGGTGTGGTTGTATAAGATATAAACGATATCGGTTCAGCATTTGTAATAGTTGTTATTTTAGTTAAACTACACCCATTCGCATCTATAACAGTTAAATTGTACGAGCCTTGAGTTAGCCCAGTTACAAATGTATCACCTGTACCACCAACAGTAGGTGACCACTGATAAATGAATGGTGAAACACCTGTTAAACCTGTAACGTATATTTTACCACTTTGTTGTGAACATGCTGGATTATCAATTGTATATAATCCAAAATCAAGTAAATTTGGATTAGTATGTATTATCACAGATTCTGTTTCACAAGGGCAATTACCATCCCCTGTTACCTGAGCGTAATACATACCTTCAGATAAATTTATAAAAGAATATGCGGTATTAACCGAAGTTGCGGAAGCATAGTATACATAGTCTTTATATAAATTAATTGTTGCCCCAACAAATGTTCCTTGAGTATTGTCAATTACCCCATTAGTCGTTCCTGTGGTTACAACTGTTAAATATGAACTATCAGGTTGACATGTTACAAAATCAGATGTGTTAATATATGCAGTACTTGCTGAAACTATATTAAAATATACAGGTCCTATAACTTCATTAATCGGAATAGTTGAAGCTGTAATATTAAATCCGTAAGTACCCGTACTTAATCCTGTTACAGAATAAGAACTTCCTGAAAAAGTTGCCGATGGTAATACATTATTTACCCAATAGATTGTATACGGACTTGAGCCAACTAAAGTAATTAGCGCAGCTCCTAATGAACTATTTGTACAATCACCTGTTAAACTTATTGAATACGAACTTTCCGCCATTATCCTTGTATCTGTATATCATTTATTACGACTATATCACTTATAACAACATCATCAAATCCACATATTGTCGATATTAATTGTAATTGATTTGTATTACTGTTATAAACTATTTGTACACCTGCTTGATTATTAATTCCACTATTTGAAAAGTAAACTAATCCTTGATTTATAGTATTTATCCATTGTGTTTGAGTTGGGTATAAATTTGGGTAATAATAGGTTGGCCCATTATTATACTCAAATATAAATTCTTCACCAGTATTAATGTGTGTTAATGTAAAACCAAATCCATAACTTGCATTGACAATTGTATAACCATCAGTAAACCCTTGTTCAGTCGCCAATACTTGTGCATCATCATGTAAACCATCTCCAATATTTTGAATTGATGGTACATCAATATCAAAAGTAAATGAGTCACAACCATTAGTTTGGAGAGTACCAGTTGTAACCGGCCCAACAACTTCTTGTAGTACCAACTGACAACCTCTTTGTCTTCTATAAATAAACTTTTGTCTATGGAATATTGAATTTTCAAATTTTGTTCCTGTATTCCAAATAGTTGTTGCCGGAACAAATTGTTCAATTAATTTAATCCAAAAATCACCTAGTCCATTAATATACTCAATCATATTTTGATAACCAAAATTGTAATTAGTTAATCCTGTATCTTGGTACATCGTAAGGTATTTCCAAAATAGTGACTGTAATGTTGGGTAACCACTTGTTTTTCCATCGGATGAAAATTGTCGATTTCTAACATTTATCATGTTCAACCAAAAAGTTTTATAAAACTCATAAAAAGTTTTATTTTGTGGTTGTGGATTAATAAAAGTCCAATCAATACCACCTATCTGTGGATACGGTGAAGATAATCCTGTGTAAGGTATTGGGTAATTTTTGGTTGCCGAAACATACCAAACATCATATGCAAGAGCTTGAGCAGGATTTAAGAATATTTCAACATTCTTAACATTAAGTAATAATCTATCTGTTGAGATTGGGTAATAAGCATTAAATAAATTATCAATGTTTTTTCTCAACCCGATATCTTCATTAGTCCAACTCTTTTTATTATCCTGAACTTTTTTAAGATTAAAACCCATATCCATGAATGGGAAATTTCTAAATCTATCTAAGAATTTTTGACCATATGTGAATGGTTCTAAATTAGTTTGGATATTAACATTTTGTCCAGTGTAGATACTAGTACTATAATTAACTTCTTCAGGTGTTCTATGTTGTACTGTAGACTCAATCCATCCACCTCCTTTTTGAAAATAAAAACTTGGTCTACTTGTTGTCCCTTGAGTAAACACAGGATTTACAGGATAACCCTCACTGTCAACAGGATAATCGGTTAATGTTGTATTTGTCGGAATTGTAACACCTGATTGTGTAAATGCAGTATATGTTACACCCTGAAAATTATAGGTATTACCACTATTTAAAACCGTAAACTGTGGGGTATATGTTCCACCTGAAATTTGTGAATATAATAAATTAAATTTTTCTATATTAATATTTGTGTCCGCCAAATAAACATTCTCATTAAACTCAACAAGAGCTTCAGGTGCCCCAATAAAACCCAATAAAAATTCAATCGACTTTCTTGTTCCTTTTGACCTGTACAAATAAGATGAATTAAGAATTAAATTTCTAAAATATTGATTATTTAAATCTTGTTTTGTTTGACTTGTCGAATAAGCAGGAAACGCATTATCCGTAGTACCATAAACCGACTCTAAAAAGTCAGCATTTGCAATTGGGGACATCCTGATTGACCAACCAAGTGTTTGAGCCAAATTAGTAACTAAACCTGAAGGTATATCATTTCCAATATTGTAATTTACAGAATTAACATACTGTATTCCATCAATATATTTTTTTGTTTCATCAAAACTTCTACCATAAATTTTTAAAGTCTTATCAACCTTTTCATCTACAGTATCAAATTCCTTTAACGCATTTGTCGTATAAAATCTAGATACTAAATTTGTTTTATTTTCATCATAACTTGTACCTAATATCTGTAATTCAGATATATAATTTTCATATCCAAAAGAACTAATATCTATATTCCATACACCACCTAATGGCCAAGTAATTGAACGTACAACATTTGAAATGTAACCATCATCCGATTCAGATGGTGTTTGATATTGGTACGTATATATTGGGTTAGAGTATCTATTTAATAACGCTTCTTCAATTTCTCCTAACTCAAGATTGAAAACTTCATTAACTATTGTATCATTTGGTCTAACAACAAAATTTTGAGAATATGTTGTTAACCCACTAAATGGATTACCTTTAACATATATTGTTAAATCGGTTGAAAAATCAGAGGTTGTATTAATATAATTTAGTTCATAACTTTGTCCGCTAAGAAATAATGAATAACTTCTAAATTGATTTGTTAAGTTTCTGTATTTTGAAACAGGAAATCCTAAACTACTGATATAAACAGTTGCATTAATTCTATAATCAATATTGAAAGGATTACTTATTGTTTGCCAAGGAATTGTTAATACTGTTTCATCTAAATTACCATTATAACTAATATTAACCGCAGTATTTGCAGTTGTTGACCCTGATGTAAAATTTCTTATTTCTAACGCCGCTGGAAAATAATTTAAGACATTATTAATTGCAACTTCTAATCGTTTACTTAATGAACCATAGGATACAAAATTTGTAACATCAGTTTCATCAAAATTTGGGTACAATCTGAAATTATTGTTATAAACAGACGCAGCTAATTCGGGTGTTAAATTTAAATCATCATTATTAAATAATGATGAAAATGTACCAGTTTCAAAATTTCTATTAACCTTTTCGGTAATACTAGTTGAGAATTCAAAACCACCAAGCGTAAGTCCTCCACCATCAGTCAGTTGTAAACCAACAAAATTATCGGAAAAATTTCTATTTTGTGGTGGACATTTATAAGTTGCCATTAAGCTATGATATTATCAAAGATTTTAGTTGTATCAAGATTACTTCCTCTATTTTGTCTAACCTCATATAACAACTCATTAAATTGACTTCTAATTTCATATAAGTTGTATTGTTTGTAAATGTTGTTATTAGTATCATAAATGGTATATATACCATCTTCAATAGATTTAGTTTGATTCCCGTAAAGTGCGATTGCTAACGTTGATATATCATTTTCAACAATTTCAACTTCAATCATTATTGGGTCAAAAAAGGTATTTGTTAAAATAATATTTTGTCCCGCAGCACCAATATAAGGTGTTGCATTTGGTTTGTTTGAGGGTGATGAACTTGGTGAAACCGTACAAAATAAAAGATTAGTTTCACCATCACTATAAACCCATCTTTGTGCTTTATCGGATGTATTATTAGTATTTGCAACTACCGCCTCACAATAAAATGAAGAAGTAATTATTCTAAAAAAATTAGTATTTTTTGTACCATCACTATTCAAATATTCTATTCGATAACCCACTAGTCCTTGTGGAACAAATCTGTTTAAAAATTCTTGGGGTACATTTGTCAAATCAATAATGATACCCTTAACATTTGGTAGTGCTTGTAATACACCACAATCAAGAATTTCAGTTCTAATTTGAATTGGCCTAATTAATAGGTTATAAATTCCAAGATTATTAAATTCTGAAGATGGTAATTTTAAATTATACATCCCACCTAAAATTTCATTTGTTTGCCCACCAATAGCAGGATTACTAAAATAAGGTTGTAACAACTCAAGAGCATCTAATTTTTTCAAGATGAAATTATTAGTGAAATCTCTTGATGGTGTATAATTCATTATTATTTCCACATCAGCTGGACTCACATCCGCCAATCTTACTGTTCCATAATTACCTGTTGCCATTTTTTACCTTATTAGTATAAATATTAATTTTTAGTTTTATTGACTGTTTTGTATGTTGAAAAAATTATATCCGTAATTTACCAAATCTGACATTGTTGAAACTTCACCAATTCTTCTGAAGTTTTCCAATGCGGAATTCTTACCTCGTTCAACAAAAACACTTGAAAATAATTGAGGTTGGTCTATTACATTCATAAGAACTTCATTCTTTGTAATAGCACTTTGAACTAACATATCTGAAGTTAATCCTGAAGAAGCCACGACAAAAATTGATGTCCCACCCGAAAAGTCAATATAGTCTGTATTGTTTATAGTATATCCTGTTTGTTGTGATGTTAAATAATTAACAACACCATACCCACCTCCAGGTAAATTAACCGTCTGACCCACTTGGTATTGTGTTGGCCCATACAATGATAAATCCTCTAATCTTGACGTTGTTACCCCTGTAATAAAATAAGGTACCTGTCCATAATAAGAACCTATTTGATACGCAATTTCATTATATGAATCTGCAGTATAAATAAAATTATATGTCTGAGGACTAGCACTCCAACTTCCACTTGTATTTGCAAAAGTCACAGTTCCGTATGGGTTTGAATTATCCACAGGTGAGTAAGGTACATTAACTGTTTTAGTTGTTGTAACAGTACCCCACATGTTTTCTTGTCTTAATGTAATGGTATAACTTGTTGGGTTAGGTAAAGGATTTCCATAAGTGTGATTTATAAAGTCAGGATAAAAAGAGTTTATAACTTGTGAACTTCCATCACCCCAATCAATCGTATATGTCGAATCAATTAAATAAACTGCACCCTCACTTGAATTATTAAATAAACTAACGGTATACGGACTTTCTGTTGACGAGGTAAATGAAAAGTTAGCAGAAATAACTTGTTGTGTAATATTCCCATCAAATCCATCATAATAACCAATATCTTGATACTTTTGTTTTAATAAAATAGGAAATGTAAGTCCTGTAAGTAATGACGTTCCACCAGTATTACCTTGTAATATACTTGTCAATCCAGTATATACCCCAAAAGTATACCCGCTAGATGTTACTTGTACAATATCTGATTCTAAAAATTCAGGAGATATTTTAATTTTAATTATTTCCATTTTTATACTGTAGGTGGATTTTTATACTCGTACCAATTATTTGTTGAAAGTGGAATTTGTGAATTAAGATTATTTATTGTATATGTCTGTTGAGTAAAATTAAAATTAACTTCTCTCATAAAATAATCAGTAGTCAATCGATAAGGTGTCGATGAATCGGTTTGTTTTTTTGTGGTAAACGTTGTAAATGTCCCATCAGAACCATCAAAAAATTTAACAGTCATATACAATTTTGTTAAATTTAATATTTCAGGATTTTCAAACCAATAAAGATAAAAACCTTCAGGATTAGTTAATGGGTTCAAACTATATCGAGGTATTGATAGTTTACCCGTTCCTTGATTATTTCCCAAATCAACATCTGTTGTATCATTTTTTTTATTTAAAATAACAGTTAGAAAATTTCGTCTTCTTAAAGTATTTTGACTATCGTAAAAATCAATCTTGAAGAATGATTTCATAAACGCAGTTGTCTTATTTAAAACTTGAGGTTGTGTAAATCTACCCGATTCAACATAACTATTTACCCAATCGGTATCACCACTGTTTTTAAAATTAAAAACATACCTAAAAGGATATGGATATGAAAATCTTGCAGTTTCATAATTTTCAGGTTCACCAATTATTTCAGTAATAATTTGTTCCTCATACAAATTAAGAGCGTCTTCCCTATCCAAAAAGTCCCAATTTATATTGATTGGGATGTTAATCCCCTTATCAATATTTGTTTTTAATATTTTAAAATTATTCACAACCATCTGTAATTGGGTCGTTAACTTGTGTAGTGTTTATATTAGTTACATTACTTCCTTCAGGTATTAATCTAAAAATGAAGTTTTCATGTACGTAATGTTTGTTATTTAAAAAAGGCCTATCAACACCTCGTCCAATATCATCAATGAAACCATAAGGATATATATCTCTCCATCTGAAATCATTATTGTAACTTGAAAAGAAAGCGTAAGTAGGTAAATTAACTAAAGGAAAATTTTGAGGATTACTTTCGTCACTTTGTTCAACATAATCTGAAAAAACCCTTATTTGGAATTTATAGTGTGGTTTATAATAATAACCTTCAGTATTTGGATTTGACTCACCAATAGGTGATGTTCTAAATATTTTTTGATTAAAATTTATTTTTTGGTAATATTCAGACAAAACAGTTTCAGTTTGTGTCATATCATTCCATTCACAAATATCCCCATCAAGAGTATCTCCAACATTATATGGTAAATTATAATAAAATCTTAAAATTGTACCACCAGGTGATGTTTTATCATAGAAATTAGTTTGAACGTTTGTTAACGCTAACGTGTTTGTATCGTTCCACCATGTATTTAAATTTGGCCCAAGATTAAACTCCCATCCCTGTTTTAACCCTACCCCATTAACAATTGGTTTATTAAAAAATCCAAAATATCCTCTATTAACTACTGTTGTATAAAATTCAGTAACAGGTCTATTTAAATTATCTAAAAGGTTATTTATATCAACATCGTTTTTAAATGATAAGTTATAACTTTGTGAACCTTCTTTTATTGAAATTCTTGGACTCAAATTTGGAGTTAAAGCTTTTGACTCATATTTTGTGTTTGTACCGAATGGATTATTTTCAAAACCTGTTTTTGTTAATTCTGAATCATTATAACTTGTAATAACTTTGTGTCTTCTTACATAATATTTTGATTTTGATTCAGGATTACCTTTAGTTGTAATTCGTTTCATTAATCCAATTGCCCCATCATAAAAATTACCACAATCAGCATAACCTAAATTATATATTGTGAATATTCTATCTTGATTATTCGCATATGAATCACCTAAAGTATAAACATCAAAGGTATTATTAGTGTTACAAGAAATTGTTAATTCAACACTATCACCTTCACTTAAATTATGATTAAATGGACACGTAAATTGAATTACAGGTTTACCATTTATAAATTCATTACTTACTACAAATGGAATTCCATTCCCAATAATCCAATCAAAAGTATTACCATCATCTAATAAAATTTGTAATTGTTTTGTATAATCACTTTCAAAAGGATATGTTAGATAAAAAAACCAATTGTAAAACGTTGCCTCTAAAGTATTAAATGGTACATGTGGAGTTTGGTTATTTTGAATGGTTGTATATCCAGGAACATTATAATCCGTTCTTATAAACTCAAACTCATGATATTGTGGTAAACCAGCCCAAGCAATTTCAAAACTAGGGTCAGGATTACTGTTTTGTAAAATTCTATACGTTTCAGGACTTACATAATATAAATTTCTATTGATTGGTGAATACGGATTTGTAATTGGTTGTGTTAATCCTGAATAAGCGTTTTCAAAAAGAAGAGTAAACTTACAGGTAAAATTAAAAATTGTTGATTGTTGTCTTTCAGTATCAAATCTGAAGGCTAAATCAATTCCTAAATTTCTGTCATACTCAGTAAGTTCCTTCAGAGTACTATCTAAAGTAACATTGATTTTACTATCAATGTCGGGAGCACTCGCATACCTAGCGGTACCTTTTAATATTTGAAAATTATCATTCAATTACTTCTTCTGTATTTACGTATTTTATTAAAAATCTATCTAACGCACTTCCACCTCTTTTTAATCCAAAATAGAAGTGGTTTGGAGCACCTACTAAAAATTGAGGATTAAAGTTTTGAGTCGGTATTGTATCTGTTGGTACATTATTTGAGTCAAAGTTTATTAAAGTCCCTCTATAATTAGCCGCCAAGTTTCCATCCACCTGAAAATATCGACTAGCATTATTAAATCTATCTAATTTTTGATATTTGTATTGGAAGAATGAATTATTAAACTCCCCTGTTGAATCAGGATAGTTTGTCACCCAATTATTATTTTGTGAACCAAAAATTGTCCCATAGTCCATAGGTTGTCCAGTCTCTTCATTATTCATTTTTATAAGTTTCCATAAATAAAATGGTACTTCTTGTGACTTAACAGGAATTTCAGTAAAATTATATTGTTGTGGGGTATCAATAGTTGCCTGTGGATTCCATATAGTTCGTCTTGGTGATATATAATCTCTATCTTGGGTAATACCTGTTAATAACAATCCAAAAAATGGGAAATTATTTTCGTCACCTAAAATTACAGGTTGGTATACTGAATCTACTGTTTGAGCGTAATTAGAAACACTAAATGGTATTATACCAAACTCAGAGTTAATTGATATCATCTGAGCATAATCAGCATCAACTAATGCAGGTAATGTACTAGTATTGTTATTTTCCCATCTTCTATTTTTAAAGAAACCTCTTACGGTTGGGTCGTCCGAACCTTCATTCACACCCGGTGTCGATGGTATTAAAAATTGTAAAAAATTTGGATTAACTAAACGACTTAATATAAACAAATTCAAAATTTCAGAAACATTATTGTAACTTGTAGATTTAATTTTAGAAACAATATAACCATCATAGTCATCATTATTTACTAACTCCTGAATGAAATAAGCTTTAGGCCCTAAATCTAAAATTGTTGTAGGTGACTGTAAAAATTTATAATTTCCAAAGTCAATAGTGTTACCAAAAGTTGTATTATTTTTACCAATAAATCCTTCAGTCACTGACCAAGGAGAACTTCTGTAATAAAAATTATTACTTGTTTCATGGAAGTATATTGTATCCTTACAAAAGATACTGTACGGTCTATTATCAGAACCAGTAAATACTCTTTTATTGTTGAATGGATAAGCGTATAAAGTACCATTTATCCATTGATTTGAAAATGAATGGGAAAACACATTGAAACATACCGCATTATTAACTTTAACTCTTTGTGACCATTCAACAATCGACCTTATGTCATCAGGAATAGTTGCAATTAATTTTGAAACTAAATTATAACATCCTGTACCATAATTAAAGAATTTTTTATTGCTCGATGTTGGGTTCATTAATTCCTCACAATCAGGTTTTATAGTGGGCACTCCATTAATTAACTCATAACACTTTAACATTACCGCCTTTTCACAATCAGCTAAAGAGTCAGCGACTTCAGCATAAGGTAAAAATTGATTTGTACTATCATTAATTGAAAATGCTTGTTGTGTTACATTAGTTAGTTCAGATTGTTCACCAGAGTCGTTGTATTGGAAAATTGCAAATGTTGGGTTTTGGTGCATCAAGTAACTATTACCACCATTAATTGACTCAGATGTTGATGTCGGTAACCTATCAGTTCTTACAACAATTCTTGAACTATTATTCATATTAATACTTGAATAGATTGTATATCCATTGGCGTTAGAATTAGCATATGAATTTGTACTATTGTATGAAGGTGAAATAAAGCCTCTTTGGAAACTACTGTAACTATTAACTAGTAAACTACATGGTTCACCGAGACCTCCATTACAAAATTCACAATCTGAATTGTAATAAGAATAACCAATATTTAAATAATACAAAGACTGTCCTTCTAATGTTTGATAGGGAATTAAACCATTCCCACTATATAACTCAGGAAAGTTCCAATAATTTAAAGTATAAACGGGAGTTACCGGTTTTGGTAAACTACAGTTTCCTGCCCCACTCGCAGGATTTTGTTGTTGTACACTAAAATAACCTCCCATAAAATTTAACGTACTATTTCTAGTATAACCATTATCAAAATTCAAGTATAATGGATTGTAACTACCATCGGAAAACTGAGGTGGTATTTGACTATTACTACCATTTTGACCAAACGTGGTTATATCAAAAGACGAATAGTAATTTAACATATTAGTAATATACGCTGAAAATAAATTAGTATTATATAAAAAGGCGTAACTATCATAAAATACAGTACTACCCCATTGGTCAGCGTCAGTATTAGTACCCAGTTGATTATGTCTTGTACAAGTTTTATTATTATACGCATTTGGTTGTAAGGGTATATTTAACTTGTAATAACCTTCAATATAACCACTTGGATTGTCTAAAACTTGATTTAATGGAGGTAAAGACCCATTGTTATTAACATACCCATAACCATAACCAAAGGCATTAAAAAATGGGTCAGTATAAATTCTTTGTTTTACTCTAGGTGAGTGAACATCAACACCTCTCATTAAAACAACAATTTGATAATCATCAATATTTGATATTAAATTAGATATTCCAATAATGTTTTGTGGATTCTCAAATCTCCTAATTCTTCCATTATACCCCGCAATATTATTACCTGTACTATATTCATAATGAGTCATACTGTAATTATATAAGAGTCCAAATTTACCACCAAAAGGGTTACCTATAATTTCTTTATATTGACCAACTGTCCATCCCGTAATTACTTGGAAATATTCAATGTCAGATGGAAAACCTGTTGTCTTAGGTAAACTATCAAATCCTGGTATATTATACGTTGTCATCATTTGACTAGCTTGGTTAGGCCCCGTTGTAGGGTTTGTCCATTGTACATTAATATGTGATAAATTAATTGTTGTACCTGTAGCATATACTTGTCTTTGTTCAGAAAAATAATTCGGGTCAATTGACATATCTCTATCCTGAAATGATACTATCTTACCAGCTTCTAACGGACTAGCCGACGGGTCAATAAACAATACCGTAAAATTATCCATATGATATTTTGTTTGAGGATTGTTAAAATCAGGTTCAATTGAAACTATCATTCTTGTTGAACCGTAAAAGTCAGTTGGAAGACCAAAATCAGTTTCAATATCAGTACCATCAAAATATCTACCTTTATTGTTCCAAGAATTTAAATATTCAGAATAAGGTAGCGACGTTGAGAAATGAGAGTTAGTTAATGTTCTAATATCAGTATCTCCGTTATTGTTAACCTCAACTTCAACTTCAATTTCAGCAATAACCCACGGAAATCTATTATACTCAAAATATTGACTTGGATTTACGTCACCAGCATATAAACCAGATATATACTCAGATTCAACATTATCACTACGATAGAGTGTAAAATCGGTTGAGTCAATTAAAATACTTGAATTAAGTAACGTATATAAATTAGGTTGTCCAATAGAATCAAAATTAATTCTTTGGTCATCTAACCTACAATTACATCTTTCACAACCATCTTCAGTATACAATAATAAAGGTAAACCAAGATTTTTAAAAGGATTACCTGTAAAAAATGCACTAACATCTATTGGTGTATTACATGTTCTTTCAGGTCTACCAAATCTTCTTCTAATCCAATTTAACGAAACACATATTCCATAAACAAGAGTTTGAATTAATGAAACAATTGTCGCCAAAATTGGTCCGACAACTAACCATAGAAATCCCAAAATGTGAGCAATAATCATTAAAATCATTGCGATATATCTGAAAATTTCAAAGAATATGTTGTACACTATATATGTAAAATTTACTCTAAAAAATGCATCATTGGTTGGAAATTTGTTATATTCACCTGTACATTTATCATCTAAAATATTTTTAATACCTGTTGTATTCCACGGTCTCCTTTCCGAAACATATCTATCCATTAACTGACTAACAGTGTAAACTTTATTATATTTAAGTTCCATAAATGTATCTTCACAATTAATTGCGGCTGACACATTAGCATAGTCTGTCCAATCTAAACTAAAAGCATATGACTGTTCAAGTAAAAATCTATCTTCATCAATTTTTAAGAAGTTGATGATTGCATCTGAACCATCATCTATTCTATCATAAACAAAATATAAAGATGTAAAATCTTGCGGATATATATTTTGTGAAAGATATTGAGTACCATCAGAGTAATATATTTGAAAGTTTTCAACATTTAACGTACCTGTTAATCTATACACTCGATTAGTTTCATTAGGATTTAAACCTGCGTCTGATAAATAAACATACTCACCATTCTCATTTGGAGAATTTGATGGTATGAAAATAGATACAGGAATACCAATCTGTTCATTAAATTGGTAATCCAAATATGGGTCGTCTGAATTAGTCCAACCATATTCTTTAATATTTGGAACTAAAAAATAAGCTCTTTTAGTAGGTTCGGAAATTTCAGGGCCTTGTTCCCATTTTACTTTAAATCTGTACTTACCTTTTGTCGGTATACCAACTTCAGGATTTTGTGTTATTTGTTGATTACCCTCTTCATCGGTATAAACATAATCAAGGTTCATTGGAACTTCTAGTAACCAAGCTCCATTTTCATCAATTACTTTACCACCATTTTCTAATTCAACTGTTTCCAATATCGGTAATCCGTCACTATCAGTTCTATAACTTTGTCTTATCGCCAATATTTGCCCAGGACCTGAAGTCAAGTCACACAAGTCACCCATTGTTTTTGGGATTTTACATTTGTCATAGATATTATTATACCCTAATTTAGTTTCATCAACTGTTGAAACCAATGAACCCATAAAAACTGCTGTAGGTAAAATAGTAACTTGAGCTTCAGCAGTTAAGTCAAAGTCAGTTCTTGCAATATAATAATCACAAGTTTCTTGTTCACCATAAAATGGTGCAACTTGAACTGTTTTTGATATTGTCACAATTTGAGGTAGTTCACTATAATTTTCAGAAAACTTAAACTGAGCCCCGTTAACTTGTGATTCAGTTGCTCTACCAATTCTAATTAAATCCGCAGGTGTAAATGAAAACTCACCAATATCGGACAAATCAACTTGCATAAATAAAGTATGCTGTCCTGGTGGTACACCTAATATCATAAAGTCACCCGAACCATTTGTGGTAACAACAAACTTAAAATACTTGTCGTAAACCTGAATTACCGACTTATTAGTTAAAGCGTCATTTCTATCAGGAAAAGTCCCAACAGGAATGTGTCCTGTGTAAGAGGGTGTATAAGGTAATAAATTGTATTTGTAACCATCTTCATTAACGTCATTAATTGTTCTGTATGGATATAATGTACTAATTACAGTATCATTGATGTCTGCCTCATCTAAAGCAATAAAAATAGATATTTTAGCGTTAGGTAAACCAAATCCGTTATTGCAGAAAACTCTACCAACAACCACCCCATAGTCAGCACAAGCTCTAATGTAAGTATCATTTGGATTAATTGATAAAGACAATAATTCAAGTGTGTCAAAATTTTGTTCAAGTTTTACCTGAATTACTTTATCAATCCCTAACTCTGTTCTAATTCTGTAAGATGAAGACATGTGTGTTTTTTAATAAATAGTTTACACACGATTTTCAAAAAATAAATGATGTTAACTGAAATTAACTGTTGTTAGATTTTTAACTGACACTTTAATGTCCTTATCAGGGAATCTAATATTAAAAATTTGATTTGGTTCTGCGTAAATAGTATCTTCTATAACCTTAATTTCTTTTGTTGTTGTATTAGAATATGATTGAGAAACTTGTGATGATGAATATAATCCACCAACTCGGTTATACACATTTATAGATGCAACAGTAATAACACCTTCTTCACTTTGTATTAACGCTCTTAATTGTGATATATAAAGATTTTCACCCATACCTCGATTACTTGGACTCATATAAGTATTAATCCTTGATATTATATTTGAAATTACAACACCCTGATTTTGTGAACTATTAAGTACAATAAAAATGTCAAACGCTAAATCAATTACTTGAGCCGAAAGAACTTGGATATAATCATTCATCATTCTGTAATTTGACAAATAAGTTGCAATATTATTTTTTATTGTACCAGATACTACTTCAGTTAACGCTCCTGTAGAATCGTATGACAAAATTTGTACGTTTATTTTATTATCAACCTCAGTAATTGCAACTTTAGCAGGTGCTCCAAATCTTGAAGGCATTTTTCTAATAATCGCTTCGTAATCATTAATAGTTACCGCTCTGTTTTGTGCGGCAAAGTTAAATGTTATTAAATTTCTAATTTCTTCAATGCTTGGATAATTTGCACCACCAATTGATGGTAATATGTTGTTACAAGATAAAGAATTAATTACTGCAGTAACTTTATTTTGGTCACTACCATATACATTAAAGTTCACAGTTCCAAGTTGAGTAATTGAACCAGGTCCAAGATTACTTACCAATCCACCTCCAACACGATACTGAACAAATAATGTTGAATTACCTTTAAGTGTTGAACCTAAAGAATAGTTATTTTGATATTTCGATATGTCTAAAGGAGTACCATTAGTAGTAAATTGTCTTAATAGTTCATCTGAGGATGTATTTCCACCACCAAAAGTTAATTTTAAAAATCCTTGTGGTGTATATTCAGTAATAAACTTTTGGTTTGTTTTATAATAACGACCAACCTTAATACCTGTTTCATCCTGTGGTTTTGTTGGGTCTTCGATAAAAATATTGTCCTGAGCTAAAGCCTCAACTTCAAACCACTTATTAGTTAAGTTTGTAGTATCCATAAACTCTTGTGCTGAAGGAATGTTGTTGTAATTAGTACCGTCTTTTAAGATTACACCAGTTACACCCAATACGTTTTTTTCAGGTAAGAAAAATTCAAAAAATGGTCTTGTTTCAGGAGTATTAATAACTCTCTTAAATACTTTTGTAATACCATTAATAACAACTTCTCTTTTTGTAATTGTATAGTTAATTAATATATTATTAGCGTTAAAGTTAGGAATTACTGTTCTGTTAACCATTCCTTCACTATTAAAATCATTACCAAAATCAACATCGTATAAAGTTTCAAAAGTTTGACCAGCACCAATTACCTGACTACCTTTAGCTAAAATTCCAAAATAAGCAGAGTCTGGTGGTTGTAATGTACCTGTACTAGATTGTACAGCAGGAGCGTCACCAAAAGGTGGAACTTGTATTGAAAAATCAACCAATGAAATCGATGGTCTCATTCCAGGAATTTTTAATCCATAAGTTCGAGCAATATTATAAAGTGAACTTGGTTGTTGTGCAAATTGTAAAACACTTTCTTGTAAACTTCTATCAATATGATAATTTAAGTTATCAGTAACCGCAGCGTTTAAGTCAAGTAATACAGAAAAAACAGAAGCATCATTTACGTTTTGAATTAAATCAGGATAATAAGTTCTAACATAATTTATTAACTCTAATCTAATTGCCTGAAAATCCCTTGTAGTATATGATATCATAGTTTTATATATTAATAATTACAAATCCTGCGGTATTAAATACATTATTTGTAATATTATAATTTATTCTTACTTTTGCGGTGTATTCAATTTCAGGAGTATTAGTAAAATTAAATTCAGTTGCCGACTCATTATTTATTTGTAAAGTATCTTGAGTCTCAACCGCTGGTTCAATTTTAACTGAAGTAATTGTTAATCCTGGTATGTAAGTTTCAACCGCTTCTTTTATTTCTGTCTCTATTTGGTCAAAAGTAGGACTATCAAGTGGTTCAAAAATAAACTCATATAATCTTGTCCCAAAGTTTGGCATAAAATATCTACTACCTTTTCTTGTAAGTAATAAATGTATTAAACTACTTCTAATTTCTTCTTCACTTGTATCTGATAAATCCAAAAATTTACCATTTAGCGAATCTTTAAAAGGAAAAGTAATACCGTATGTTACACCATTTGCCATATTAAATAAATACTGAAAAATTAAATTTATATCAAAACAATAATTTTACCCTCAATAGTTTTTGGAGTTTCATTTTCATATTCAAATTCTACAAATTCTTGTTTAAGTAGATATTCGTTTATAAAATCATTAATAGGGTAGTAACTTATACAATCAATTATTGGTTTTCCTTTGGGTGAGTACCTATAATAACCAATTTCATAATCCCATATCGTCAATAAACTTTTTGTGGGATTTTTTGTAAGAAGATTTACTTTCGTCATAAACATCTGTTGTGTATTGCCAATTCCAATATAGTTTCTTATTTGGTTCAAATCCGTAAAACTCATGAACTTTCATTTGGGTTTTAGTTACATCTTCACCATTCCAGTTTTGTCCAACACAGATAAATCCTGTCTCAATGCCTTCAACTATATTTTTTTCACCTAAAGTAGCATGTCTATTTTCAATCCAAGTTAATCTCTCAATTAAATTTTGATAGAACATATTTGCTTGTCCCCATCTCACTGAACTAAAAAATATTACAGCATCCGCTTCAAAAAGTTCTTTAGATACTTTCCATAGTTCATCTGACTTATTATTTAAACTAGCCCAACATCTATGGTATCCTGAAGGATTTTTTTTATCATCTTTAAGTAAAGATTTTAAAAGTCCACAACTATTACCTTCTTCTCTAGACACATTTCCTTCACAAGGAAATATTTTTAATTCAGAAACATCCATGAAAACTGATTTATCCCCAAGTTCTTCATTTAAATACATTGCTAAGATTTTTGATTTAGGGACATCAATATTTTTATCATCCCAATTATATCTATTTGAACAACTTAATAATAAAACTTTCTTTTTCTTTTTTAGAATGTCTAAAGTTTGTTTTAACTTTTTTTCACCACCCTCCTGAACCATGTTCTCTGAGAGCATCATTTTTCTTATTTTTTCAATTTCTTCTTGTATGATATTAGACATAATAATAAATACCTCTTTAAATAAAAAATCCCGACCTAGCTCGGGATAACACATCGGATATTGTTAATTATGATGAACAACCAAAACAATCAAATTCACTATTCTCAGGTTTTGGAGGTAAATTCATATAACTGTAATCAACCTTTGGTGGTTCAGGTGTTGGTTTTGGTTTGTTAATTTTTGATACGTCCATAGCTAAGTGTTTAGCTCCCGTTGAGATTGCTCTTGTTCTAACGTAATAACAAAGTGTTTTTAATCCTTTTTCCCATCCGTAGAAATGTGATGATGAAATTTTTGATAATGTTGGGTTTGACATGTAGATATTCATTGATTGTGATTGGTCAATAAATGGTGCTCTATCTGCCGCCATTTCAATCAATGCCTTTTGTGATATTTCCCAAATTGTTTTATACTTTTCAATCAGTCTTTCAATTCTCTTAACTTTAAAGTTATATCTTTTATCTTCAGGGTCCAAATAATTCAAGAAGTTAATTCCTTGAATTGAACCTTCATTCATAATGATTTCATTCTTTAAGTCCTCAGACCAAATTCCAATCTTCTCAAAATCACTAATCAAATACTTGTTAACAATCATAATCTCACCACCAATTACACGTCTGTTGAAAATTGCCGAATGAGCAGGTTCTGTCATTTCATATGAACCTGTAATCTTAGCTGAAGATGCCACAGGCATTTGAGCTGTGAATAATGAGTTACAAACTCCGTACTTACTAACATTCTCTTTTAGAGTTGACCAAGGCCATCTTCCTGATAACTCATCTTCATTCAATCCCCACATATCAAATTGGAATACTCCTTGTGACATTGGTGACCCTTTAAAGTAAGCATACGGTTCATACTTACCATCCATACACAATCTGTTACTTTCAGTGATTGCCGCAAAATAGATTGTTTCAAAAATTTCTTTATTTAATTTACGAGCTTCCTCAGATGTAAAAATGTAATCCATCAAATAGAATACGTCTGCAAGTCCTTGAGTTCCAATAGCGATTGCTCTTTGGTATAATCCACCCTTACGTCCTTTTTCAGTTGAGTAATTGTTGATGTTAACAACTTTGTTTAACGCTCTTACAACCTTACGAGTTTCTTCATACAATCCCTGAAAATCAAACTCACCATCTTTTACATAGTTCTTTAACACCATAGATGAAAGAGTACAGATTGCGGTTATATTCTCGTCAGTGTATTGATAGATTTCATTACAAAGGTTTGATTGTTTAATAACACCAATGTTCTGATGGTTTGTCTTTCTGTTAGCACTATCTTTAGAACATAAATATGGAACACCTGTTTCAACTTGTGATTCAATAATCTTATTCCAAATCTCCTGAGCCTTAACTTTCTTACCAAGACCCATACTTACGGCTAATTTATAATTTTCTTCGTATTCATCACCGTAACTTTCTTGTAATGGTTTTATACCCGCCTTAATTATATCATTAGGACAGAACAAATACCAATCGTCGTTGTTCTTAACTGCGTTCATAAAGTTGTCAGGAATCCAAAGTGCGGTAAACAAATCACGAGCTCTTAATTCCTCGGCGCCTGTATTCTTTTTAATTTCCAATAGGTCAAAGATATCTTTATGCCAAGGTTCCAAGTAAATTGCCGCAGAACCAGGTCTACGCCCTTGTTGGTTAAAGAAACGAAGTGACTCATTTACAATCTTCAAATACTTTAAAAGTCCACCAGCGTGTCCACCTGAAGATGAAATACGACTCTCCTTACTACGAATGTTAGACATTGATAGTCCGATACCCGCAGCATCAGATGAGTAAGTTGAAATATCTCTCATGGTGTTTAACAAACCTTCACGAGAATCCGAATCATTGTAATGAAGAACACAAGAAGCAAGTTGTGGTGTTTTAGTACCAGCATTAATCATAATTGGTGTTGCCGGAGATATTCTTTGAGTTGATAACGCTTGGTAATACTCAACCGCTTCCTTAAATGTATTAGTTACCCAAAGAGCAACTCTCATATACATGTGTTGTGGACGTTCAACTACTTTACCTTCCGACAATTTCAGAAGATACATCTCAGCAAGTGACCTCCAAGCAAAATAGTCAAAATTGTAATCATTGTCGTGATTAATAACATTATCAATATTTTCCTCTCCGTATCTTTCAATTATTTCTATCAAACCATCATTGATAATTCCATCAGAATATAACTCTCTAATTGTTTGACAAAAACTTGGATTAGTTTCTTTATGATAAGATGAAATAGCAACTGAAGACGCTAATCTTGAGTAATCGTGATGACTACCTGTAAACGCCGCAGCAATTTCATAGATTAACTTATCTAATTCTTTTGTAGTAATAATACCTTCAGTTGGTACTGAAGTGATAACCTTAATAAAGATTTCATCGGAGTTGACACTCAACCCCTTTGAAGCTCTTTTAATACGGTTATAAATTTTCTGTGGATTAAATGACGAATCATCTCCACTTCTTTTTTTAATTTTAAGTGACATCATAGTTTAAAAAGATAATAAATTAAAAATCGTCAGTAAAGGATAGGGTTTCATTTAACTTGGCCTTTTGATATTCAACGGTACGTGACTCAAAGAAATTACCCTTTGTTTCAACTGCAATTTGTTCCATGAATTTGAACGGTTGTTCTACATTAAATTGTTTTTTACATCCAAACTTTACCAATAATCCATCAACCACAAACTCAAGATATTGTTTCATTAAGTTTTGGTTCATACCAATTAAAGAAACAGGTAGTGATTCAGTGATGAATTCTTTTTCAATTTCAAGAGCTGAAAGTAGAATTTCTTTAATTCT